TACGCTGCGCATGCACATAGCTCTTCGCCAGGGACGCAGGGTCGGTGAAATTGCGCAGGGATGGCTCCACGCGCAGATCTTCCGGCAGGCTGTCAAGAAACCCAACCGGGGCTGCAGCCGGGGCTGCGGTAGCGACGCCTTGAGATCCAGTATCCTGGGTTGTCTCTTCGCTCATTTTCTTTCCTTCTCTTCGGACAGCATTCGGACGATCAGCAGCACTGCTGCGCGCTGTCCTTCATTAAAAGCTGATGTGTGTGGATCGCCCGAAACAAATGTCGTCGCGCCAAACGAAAAGCGCTTCATCAGATCGTCCAGCACGCGCTGGCCGTCGTCAGTGTTGAAAGTGCGGCGGTAAGCCAGCTTCAGCTGCTCAACCTGCTTTTGGTCCATCATAGTGCTTCCGGCCCTCCCAGAGCCTTGACCATCGGCGCGGCATTACCCAGCGCCTCGGCCTGCATCATTTGCGTCTCAACCTCGGCTTGTTGCTGCTGAGCCTGCGACTGCTGCCGGCGCAAACGTGCAACCTCTTCGTCCGATCGGATCACCGTCGCCGGGATGCCAGTCGTATCGACCAGGTATTTGACCAGCTTGTCGCTGTCCAAGTAATCCATGACAGGCGCCACCTCGGCGATCTGCATCATCACCTCGAAGCCACGCAGCATGGACTGCAGGTCCGTCAGCTTCTGCGCCTTGGCCAGCGGCGAAACGTATTCGATCTCAATGTCGCGCCCCTGCAGCTCTTCAGGTGCAGGCGGCAAGACGCCGTTGCGCAGCAAGATCCCGAACACGCGCGAGATCAGCGGCTGCAGCATCTCAGACTGCAGGCGGCCAAGCACAGGCCCAAGCAAGCGCATCTTCTCTTCGTTGCGCTGCAAGACCTCAGTCGCCGTCATGGTCTGACCCTGGGACAGCAACAGCTGATCGACATAGAACGCTTGGCGGATCGCGTTGCGACGCTGCTCTTCCATGTTCAGCCCGAGCGGGTTGTTTGCGCCGATGTTTAGCGGCTCCATCCGATCGCGCGTGCCGGCACGGTAGAAGTTCAGCGACCCAGGTGTGGTCCTGATCGGCATGATGAAGCCGTCATCCGGCACCATCAGCGGCGGGTCGATCTGCTTCTGCGCCGCCCGGATCGTGACCTCGGACATCTTGTTCAGCATTTTCACATCAGGCAGCGCCGTCATCGCCGGCGATCGGCCATAGACCGACACGCTGTCTTTCACAAAGCGCGGCACCATGAACGGGAAATCGTCAAAGCCGCTCTCAGACAGCAACGCCTTGCTGTCCATGTGGTAATACACAGACGCGATCGCCTTGTTCTTCGCAGCCCGACCAGGCTTGCCGGCACGGGGGTAGACGGCATGCAGGATCGTATGCTCGGTGTACGGGCTGTTCTCTACGTCCTTCAGTACAGCAGGCGGCAACGCATCGCGACCGAACTGCTGCTCGATTGCACGCGCCGTCATCTTGAACTTGCGGTAGACCGTATCGACCATGCCGTTCGCATCTTCCGAGATCGAGATCTCGGCAATGTGGCGTGTGCCAAATCGAACGCCATCATCCGCACCTTCGACGTAGATCGCGCCCGTTCCGAACACCACCAAGTCGAAATACAGCTCATGCACCTCTTGCTGGAAATTCGAGCGGTGGAACGCCTGGTACATCTGGTCGATGCAGCTCTCCAACCATTCATTCGCCGCGTCGCTGCCCTGCAGCTCGCGCTCCCGAAACCGCATCGAGAACCACGGCGTGGATGGCGAGGTCAGCATTCCATGCAGCGAAGACGCCAGCAGCTCAACCGCATGAATAGCCGTGCCGTCATAGATCAGCTCGGTGCGCTTGTCGCCCTGCGTGCGCTTCTTCACAATGTCCGCTTTGCGCGGCAGCATGTAATCCGCCAGCTCTTGCCAGTGCTTCTCCCAATTCGAACGTGCATTGGCCAGATCGCGATACCGCCGATCTAGCCGCGAAACCAGCGGATCTACACTTGCCATTACATGCCCCCGTAATTGGCCATCAAACTCTGCCGCACGCGGCCAGTCTGCTTTTTCTTCGACATATCTCCGCCCTCCATGCGGCCAGCCATGCGCTGGTTCAGCCGCTCAAGCGGATCAACCGTCATGGCCGACGAAATACCCTGCGTCGGCTGAGACGCTGCGGCGCCCATGCGGCCAGATTGCCGCTTATATTGATCCCGAAACATCATACGATCAGGCCGCCGCCGATCAAACTGCGGCGACGCCGCGTCGTGCCTTCGCCACCGGCCAGCAAACCGCTCGGCGATGTAGCGATCGTTTGCGCCAATCCCAACTTGCGCTGCTTCTCAGCCGCCGTTTCGCCAGCCTGCTCAATACGTTCTTCTTGCTCTGGCGTCATGCCAGACTCAGTGGCGGGCGCTGCAGGAGTAACTGGGGTCGCCGGAGTTTCGGCGGCTGGCTCAGAAACTGACTCAGCAACAGGCGCTGCAGCGGGTGCTGGCCTGTCTTCGCGATCAGCATCTGTGCGGGCTGCCTCTGCACGCGCATTACGCTCAGCGCCTTGGATATTTCGCATCACGTTACCAGGATCTGTGCTGGTCAAGCCGCGCAGGCTGAACGGGCTGTAGTCCGGCTCACTGGTTGTGTCTCCCGCAGAGATGCCAAACCGAGGGATGTCGCGCGTAGCTACACGCTGCCGCTCATCTTGCGGCGTGCGCTGCACCGTCATAATCGACGGGCGTTGCTGTGGGCGATCGTTACCGCCACCTCCACCAGTCTCACCACCAAAAGCGATCTGTACAAATCCGGGCTTGAGAAATTGCATCATCTATCCACCTATGTTCGGGAACACCCCGTTTCGCCGACCTCGGTGGGCCAGAGCGCGTTTTATCTCCGGGCGATCCTTGAACAAGCGTCTCATGTCCCGGCAGATCAACAATACATCATTTTGCCCATATGGCGCAATCATGTCCACAAACACCATATCTTCGCCGCTATCACGCGCAAATATAGCCTGCCCGCTATACTCCCGCGTCTCAAACTCTTCCTGCGTCATGAAGGCCCAGCTGATAAACCCACGCGCCTCGCCGTATATACCCCTGTATAAACGATACTGCCCACTCTCCAAAGCAGGCACCAGCCGCCAGGAAATCGTCTCGCATGGGTACGAACTATACGGATGCGTCGTCGTCCACAGCTCCAAGGCGTCTGCAAGATCCTGCATGCGGCTACGTTGTGAACGGGTCATAATCCATGACCGCCTGTATCTGGGGTGGCCTCGACCGATCCCCCGTTTCCCTAATCCCAACCGCCAAGTACCGAAACGCATCGGCAGCGTGGCTGGTCCAGTCGTGAACAGGCGACGCGCGGAAAGACCGCGTGCGCTCGTTGTAGGCGCGATGATACTGCCTTAACGCCTCCAAGCCAACCTTTGTCTTATCTCGGTCAAACCACAGCCTCGGGATCAGCAGCTGCGCCGCGTGTATCCCATCCTCAACCGGCAGCTTCGGCACGATCCGAAAGTTCAGCCCGAGATCCCAAGCCACCTCGCGCCGGCTCTTCCCGCTGCCCAGCTCCCGCACCTCAATGTCATGCGGCGCATAATGCTCACCATACAAATACCGACGCTCCGACAAGATCTTGCAGTAATGCGGCAAGCCCTCGTTCCGCGCCTCATAGTAATCAATCACATGGATCGCACGCCCAACCGTCTGCGTGAACCAAATCGCCGTGCTATCACCAACCCCAAGATCCCACCAGGTATCAACCCGATGCGCCGGATCATACGGCACGTTCGAGATCTTGCCGGCGTTCTGCGCCGCCTCCAGCTCTTTCCCATAAATCGCACCAGGCACGTTGGCGTTCCAGCTGCACTCAAATTCTTGCTGATACTGGTCATGCGTCATCGTCTGACGTGCTGCCGCCAGTTCCTCATCATCCAAGATCCCAGTCTCGCTGGCCTTGTAAATCGCGCACAGCCAGTTCTCATCAGCCGCCGCCTCCTCATACAAATCGTAAAAGGCGTTGTGACCCTTTGGGGTACCGACGAACACAGCCCAACCCTTGCGATCGGACAGCGCAGGCCTGATCACCTCGGGGAACACATTCTCCGGCATCTGCGCAACTTCGTCCATCACGCAGCCGTCGAGATAAATACCGCGCAGGCTGTCCGGGTTCTCAGCGCCCAGCAAGCTGATCCGCGCGCCGGTCGGCAGATCACACCGCAGTTCTGTCTCATGGAACTTTACGCCAGGTATCCCGCCGGCAAATTGCTTTAGGTAGTCCCAGGCTACATTCTTCGCCTGGCGATAGGTGGGCGCCATGTAGGCATACCGGGGTGCCGTCTTCCCACACATGATGGCGTCACGAAGAATATGATTGATCGCCCAGACGGTCTTGCCAAAACGGCGGTGGCAGACGACGACCCCCCAACGCTTGGCCTGCATCTCGGAATGGAGGCTGAGCTGCAGCGGTCGCGGGGCGTAAGGGATGACGATTTCCATCAGTGTACCTGCTCTGTGCGTTCGAACTCGATGATGCCGAAATGGTCTAGGATATCCTCGTACAGGTCAAGCAACAGCATCGTCAGCTCGACCAGCTCGACGTATTCGTAATCATCCGGGTTATCCATCATGTCGCCCAGGTCGTCCTGCATGGCCTGGATGTGGTTGATGATCGCTGGGTGGAGTTTTGACATTTAGGCAGCCTCAGACAGCGTGGATGTTTTCTGCACCCGACATATCGCAGTAGAAGATGGCGGGCGGTTTGGGGGAGGGTGGGGGTCCGGCCCCCTGAATTGGAACGATCTTATCCTGTAATGCGTATTATGTTAAGTCGCAAAGCCAATGATATCAAAGGCTTAGCCGTTTGGCGTCCAGAAACCGGGGCATCAACACAACATCTAGTGCCGGGGCCAGGCATACCGGCAGGCAGCCCACCCCCCGCGCGTAGTTCGTGCCACAGCCTGTGTGATATATAGGACGACAAGGCTCAGTCGCTGCCGCTGACAGCAACGTCACCACCGGCCCAACTGATCGTGATGGCCGACTGCTGTGGTGCATCTTCCTTCTTGTCGCGCAGGCCATAGGGCTGTGTGCGTGCGAAAGTCCACTTGAGTGTTTCGATCTCGAGCTTGCGTCGCTGGATCTCAGCGCCAAGCCAACGACCATCAACCGGGTTGCCCTGCTCATCCTTGCTGGGCAGCGGGCTT